TTAGGTATTTTTGCTGATCGAGATGGTCGGGAACTTGGACGAGAAATCCTTGTTCTTCCCGGCGATCGACACCGCCACCTGGCGCGCCACGGCCTTGTACAGCGCGGCCACGTCGCCCTCGGGATCGGCCGCCACGGTGGGGTGGCCCGAGTCGGCCTGCTCGCGGATGCGGATGTCCAGCGGCAGCGCGCCGAGGTAGTCCATCTTGTAGTCGGCGGCCATTTTTTTGCCCCCGTCGGCACCGAAGATGTGCTCGGCATGGCCGCACTGGCTGCACACGTGCACCGCCATGTTCTCCACGATGCCGAGGATGGGCACGCCCACTTTTTCGAACATCTTGATGGCCTTCCTGGCGTCGAGCAAGGCAATGTCCTGCGGCGTGGTGACGATCACCGCGCCGGTCATGGGCACACGCTGGCTCAGCGTGAGCTGGATGTCGCCGGTGCCGGGCGGCAGGTCGACGATCAGGTAGTCGAGGTCTTTCCAGTTGGTCTGGCGCAGCAGCTGCTCCAGCGCCTGGGTGGCCATCGGGCCGCGCCAAATCATGGCCTCGTCCTGCGCCACCAGGAAGCCGATCGACATCACCTGTACGCCGTGGTTCACCATCGGCTCCATGGTCTTGCCGTCGGCGCTTTCGGGCCGGCCGCTGATGCCCATCATCATCGGCTGGCTCGGGCCGTAGATGTCGGCGTCGAGCAGGCCCACACTGGCCCCTTCGGCGGCCAGCGCCAGCGCCAGGTTGGCCGCGGTGGTGCTTTTGCCCACACCGCCCTTGCCCGAGGCCACGGCGACGATGTTCTTCACGCCGGGCAGCAACTGCACGCCGCGCTGCACCGCATGCGGCACGATCACGCTGGCCAGCTTGACGCTGACGTGGTGCACGCCGGGCACGGCACGGGCCGCGGCGGCGAGCGCCTCGCTCAGCGCCGGAATCTGGCTCTTGGCCGGGTAGCCCAGCTCCACGTCGAAGGCCACGTCGCCGCCGTCCAGCCGGAGGTTGCGCACGGCCTTGGTCGACACGAAATCGCGGCCGGTGTTGGGGTCGACGACGGTGGCGAGGGCGTCGAGGATGGTTTGTTGGGTGACGGGCTGGGTGACGGACATGCGGGTTCTCCTGGGGGCCTGTAGTCTAGCGAAGGCTGGCCAACCCCTTGGGCCGGCGGGCCTTCGCTGTCGGCCCCGGCAAGAAGGGCTACTTTTCAGCAGCGCCTCGTGCCCGTCCGAATCAGGCTGGAAGCCAAATCGGCCGCCAATCCCGGAAAGCACCTGCGTCAGAACCAGACCAGGAACCAGACCATGTCCTGCGCGCCAGCGCCGGCTGGGCGATTTGAAAGTCCGCCGACGGCTCGGCGCTGAGCCAGACCGTTCCCGCCTTCTCCGAAGTCCAGCTTTCATGGGGGCTCAACCAGACGTCTTCGGTCCGGCCGGACTGGGTGAGCCACAGGCGCCCGGCATTCACCCGGATCACACCGGCCCGGGGCAGCCGCAGCGCTACCACCTGCGGCGCGCGAAGTTCAAACTGTTCGATCCTGATCATCGCTGTCTCCTCAGAAAACCTTGACTCCACCCCTGTCGGCCGCGCGGGCGGCACTTGCGGGGAACCCGTCACTACTGTAGCCTTGCAACCAATACAGTACCGATACAGTTCAGCAGATAGAAACCTGAACTGGCCTGGAACAACAACCAATACAGCGGCCCCATGCCCACCCCCTCCAAAAAAACCGCCCCGAACGCCACCCTTGGTGCACAGACCAGCCTGGTGGACCAACTGGTGCAATGGGCCGAGCAACGCATCCAGCGCCAGGCGTTTCGCCCGGGCATGCGCATGAGTAGCGCGCCGTTTAATTTGATCCACGCGAACGTTTGAATTGATCCAGCATTTTCGCGCCCAAAAGAAAAGGCCCCAGGCAGACACCTGGGGCCTTTTGCATGGTGCCCGATCCTCAGGTGGACGGGCAGAGACGCCAGCCCGGCGTCATGCGCGGACGCTCACGCTTGGCGAGGCCCATTGCATAGGCGCAGGCCTGTACCAGGGCGACAGCAGGCGCTGGCAGATGCTTTGGCTCATCGAACTTGGACAGGACGGCGTCGATGCCACCTCTCACGAAGGCGCGAACGGCTCGATAGGTGGCAACGGCGGCGTGGGCAACCGAGGCGGCCACGCCGCACACTGCAGCGCACAGGACAGAAAGAACGGGGAAGTACTTCATCATCACCTTTCAGGGGACACACCGGCAACCGGCCGGCACGGGAGGCCGGGGGCTAGCCGGCCAGTTTGGTCTTGAGTGCGTAGCCCTCCAGCACCCAAATCTTTTGCTTGGCGTTGTCGCGGGCGATCTTCCGGCCGAGGTCGGCATCGAAGTTCTCCGGGCTGGCGCAGGCCGACTCACCCGTGACGGTGAAACCGTTCGCCAGCACCAGGACACAGAACGTCAGGTAGTCCAGCGAGCGCGCCCGGCCGGCCGGCTTCGTGCCCATCTCGGAAGCGCCCAAAACGCCCTCGGAGGCGGTGAAATAGAACTCCGACTTGATGGTGGCCTCGATGTCAGCGGGCGTGACACGTGGAGCGGTGAGGCCCTTGGCCTGGATTTCCTGTTCGATGGCTTGGTCGTTCATGTTGGTCTTTCGGGATTCCGGCATCCGGCCGGCACGGGTTGGAGAATCGCTGGTCGCCGGCCGTAGCAGCACCCAATTCAGGGCGTGGTCGGCAATTCGGCACTTGAACTGGTACTCCACCACCACGGCCTTCAGCCTGGCCCGCATCAGCCGCAGGTGGGCGTCCGACACGGCGGCGTAGACGTAGCGCACGCCGAGGCGCTCAAACTGGGCCAGTCCCTGAGACTCCAGCACCTGGTAGAACCCTGGCCCCATGAGGCTGTAGGCCATGCCGCACTCGCCCACCTGGGCGAGCTGCAGGCTGGAACTGGGGTTGATCGTGCCCGGCCGGTCGAAGAACAGCATCGACGTTTGCCGCACCAGCGACACCGGATCAGGTCTTTGAAGCGCCTTCAAATCCATACTGAACCCGCGTTAAACCCGCTTCAGGTCCGGTGCTGGCCGCTCGGGTCCAGCGCGTCGAGCAGGTTCACGGCGATCCACAGCGCCAGGCCAAAACGCCAGCCACGGGCAGAATTGATGTGCCTGGTCAGCCGGGATGACACCGTCCACTCCCTCGGCAGCTCCAGGAACAGCAGCGAAGCGATCAGGACATTCACTATGAAATCCACCACCAGGCCAACGGCCAGCGCCGGGTAGCCCAGCACCTTCATGGCCGTGGTCAGCTTGCCGGCGTCACGTACGCGCTTCAGGGCCATCACCAGCACGTAGAGCGCCCAGAGGGCGTAGACCAGGCCTAGGGCCGCAGTAAGACTCAGCAGCATCATGTGGGCCACCCTGCGGACAAGTCATACACCTGCGCCGCCTCAGCCGTCGTGAGCGCGGCAATTGCCACATGGTGGGCTCGCTCGGCCGAGAAACATGCCTGCACATGCAGCGCAATTGCGGATGCCACGCCCTGTACCTCGGCAACGGTCAGCGTCACCCAACCATGCACTGCCTTGAAATCCAGCGTTTCCACGCCGGCTGCTGCGGCGTTCACCACAACGGCGGTGATGCGGTCCTGGTCGGCCTTGTCCGTAGCAACGCGCACGCCGTCTGGCAGAGTAATGCCGCTGGTTTCCACTTCCCAACGCTTAGCGGTAGCGGCTTGCACCAGTTGAACCTGCAACATATCCAGCGTCGGCTGCGGTGCGGCTGGTGCGTTCGCCGGATCGTAGGGCACCAGTTCTGCAACGAAATCGGGGTGGAAGCGCTCAGCCAATGACACCTCGACACCATCGACGATCACGACGCTGTCGAAAATCTCACCCGAATTTGGTTCAATGTATTTCACGAGAGCTCCCAAACAATAACCACACCTTTTGCAGCCAAGCCGCCGCCATTGCCGCCACTGCTGGCACCAGATAGCGCACCGGCGCCCCCGCACCCGTAGTTGCCGGCCACGCCGCCGCCACCAGGCGAAGATGTGCCGCTGGGCCCCGCGCCGAAGAGACTGTCGCCGCCAGCGCCAGACAAACCGTAGCTGGTGCTCAGCATCTGCCCGAGCAACCCGGTATGGCTTGACGCATTGATCAGGTTGCCCCCGCTGGCGATAGCGGAATTGATGGGCGCTGGCGTCATGCCCGGCGGAATCAATGCAGCACCGCCATTGCCACCGGCACCGCCTGGGGCGGACACAAGGCCACCAAAGCTGGATGTGCCGCCAGCGCCCCCGTTCGCCCCCACCGCGCCGCCCAGGCCCGCTGCACCGACCGTGACGGGGACGCCCGCGAAGCCGCCGGTAATGCGCGACTTGGCATAGGTGCCCCCGTTTCCACCAGAGCCCGCAGCGAGCTGTGATGCGCTGGTGGCCGCGGAGCCACCGCCGCCGCCGCCGCCGCCCTGCAACTCCAAAAGGACGCTCACGGTGCCTGGAGATGGCGTGTAGGTGGCAGTACCCACGGTTGAGAACACCTGCACGCCGATCAGCCCCCCCGGTCGAAGGAGACGAATGGCCGTTAGCACTTGTTGATAAGTGGCCGGAGTATCTTTATCGAACTGCAACCCGGTCAGGCCGGCCGCCTCGACGATGGCCATCAGGCTCCAAATGACCGAATTGGCATCCTGTTCCGACCAGGCCGTCGGCACCGCCTGGGATTCGTTGTGCAGCCGGTGCCCGGTGCCGGTATCGGTGTCATAGCTGTTGCTTAGGGTGTAGTCCATAGTTTTCTCAGGTGGCGTAACTCACATTGATCTGATAACGCGCGGGCACGATGCGCTTCAGGTAGCACTCCAGCGGTGCCAGGTCTTGCGCGAGCAGCACCAGGCGGTCGCCCACCCGGTTCAGGCCCACGCGGAAGGGCTCACTGGTAACAGCCACGCGCACGTACAAGATGCCGTCGAGCGCGCCCAGTCGGTCGCCCACGCGGTTCAAGCCCACGCGAAAAGGCGTGTTGTAGGCCACCGTCACCGTGTAGCCCAGCGTGGCGCAGATCGCGGCGATGGCACCCGGCGCGGCCGGGCTCGAATCGGTGTAGGCCAGCTCGGGGCCGCGCAGCCGGGCCAGCAGCAGCTTGCGCCGCGTGGCCTCGCTTTGGTCCACACCAAAGCACGTGTCGGGCAGGTCGGTGGCTTCCTCCCACTCGGCCAGGCGCGTCACCGTAGTGGCCGGTTGCCACTGGCGCACGCACTCTTCGGTGTACCGGTGCAGCTCGTCGAAGCTGCCGGCCACGCCGCGCAGCATGCGCATCAGGGTCGAATCCGGGTCGCGCGGCCAGGCAAAGCCCGTGGGCAGCAGGTAGCTCAGCGCCTGGAGAAACTTTTCCATGGCCGTTAGATGAACGTCACGGTGCCGAGCACCAGGATGTGATCGAAGCCACCAGCCGCCCACACGCCGCCGCTGGTGATGGCCGGCACGCTGATCGTGTGGTTGTACTCACCCGCCACCGAACTCACGGCCTCGGTGGCATGGCTCATGGGGATGCTGCCGCCAGGAAGCGCTTCCCTGAAAAACAGATCCGTCAGCGCCGCCACCGTTGCCGCCCGCGTGGCCGTCGTGTCCGCGTCGAGGTGAATGGTGAAGTCCAACACGTCCAGCGTCGGAATGATCACGAACAGCTCGTCGGGCGGCCCGCGCTTCGGATCGCGGATGTAATCCAACACCAATGTTTGCTGCGTGGTGGTGGGCAGGCCATGCGGCGTATTGCCGTCCGCCATGATGATCACGCCCGCCGAGGTCGGCCCGGCCGGATTGCGAATGCCCCAGGCGCGTGTGATGCTCGACACCGTCAGCGCCCAGCGCGCATAGTCGGCCGGGCACCCGCCCATCGGCTCATTGGCAAGGCGCTGCTGCAGCCGGTAGACGGCAAGCGCATCGCTCTCCACGTCGGCCCCGCCGCTCAGCCCGCTGACCGCGTCGGCCGTGAAATCCGCGTTGATGCCACTCACGGGTGACACCAGCGTCAGCGGCGCACCAGCCACCAGGTTGCCATCCGCACCCGCCAGCAGGGCGATCAGGCTTGGCGTCACCACGCCGCTCGCCACCACCACATCGGCCACCACGCTGTATTGCCGGCCGTCCTGCGCCTGGAGCAGTGTGCCGGCTTCCAGCAGCGTGCCGTCCACACCCGTGCCTGGTGCCGTGCCAGTAGCGGCCGAAGCATCCTTGCGCTTCATGCCGTAGGTTTCCAGCCAGCCGTCCAGGAACTCCTTGACCGACTTGATCGGAATCGCCTGCCGCGCGATGAAGTCGCGCAGGTAGGCATAGGCGCCATGCAGCCCCGCGCCCTGAACAAAGGCCAATGCCTTCACGTTGCTGCGCGCCAGCTCCAGATCGGCCGCACTCAGGTTGGCCGTATTGCTGTTCTGGGCCGCATCCGCCAGCGCCTGCTGCAGCAGCCGCGCCGCGTTCTGGCTCAGCGCCTCGATGCTGGGAATGGGCACGTTCAGTGGCGTGGTGCTCATGCGATAGCCCTACGCAGGCTCGTGCCCCAAAGCACGTCATACACCGGCGCCGCCTGGCCGGCCTGGTAGATCGTCGGCCGCACGGCCAGGCGCTCGCCCACCCATTCGGCCGTCACATCCACCCGGCTGGCAATGCCGTCGCGCACCATCCAGGCCAGCGCCTCTTGCGCCGCGAACCTGGCACGCTCCAGCACGTCGGCCGTGAGCTTGGTCACGTAGCACAGCCAGAGCATCGAGCCCCAGGCATCCGTCCGCGTGTCGAAGCCGTCGCCCATGAACTCGTCGCCCACCCAGCCGCGCCGGTTGGTCTGGTTCAGCGGCAGCACGTCATCGCGCCCGGCGCGGCGGTCGGTGAACAGCGAAATGATCACCGCCGTGGAAAGCGTGTCTTCCAGCTCCAGGGCATAGGTCGCCAGCACGTCCACATAAGGCTGCGGCACACCGGTCGGGCCGGTGTAGTCGGTCCAGGGGTAATTGGCGGCCGGGGCTGGCGCGGTCAGGCGCCAGTCAAACGGCAGGCCCAGCGCCGCCGAAGGGGTGCGCGAAGGCTGGGGACGGGTTGCCACATCAAACATGACGCCAGTCTCGCCAGACTGGGCCTCCAGGTCATGGTGAAACGCTTCACCAAAAGGGGCTGCGTCAGATCGGCGGCGAAGTGTTGGCACCGCCCGGCAGCACACCGCCGTGCTCGTGGGTGTCGCCTATGTCCTGCCCATTGTGGGTCAGCGATGGCGTGTTGAGCTCCACGGCCTCGCTCATGTTCGCCACCAGGCGTGTGCCATTCACCTCGACCACGCCTCCGGCCTTCAGCGTGATGTTGTGGCCTTCCTTGTGGTACAGGCTCACCTCGTACGCCGCGAGCTGGGGCCGGCCCGCCAGCCTGTCCATACGAAGCACCAGCGTGTGCCCATCCACATGCAGCACCAGGCCCTGGCCTTCCACCGGGTTGGTCGCCAGCCCATAGTCCTGAAACCGCTCGGCCGCATCCTTGGCGTCGTTCTCGGTGGCCTCCACGCGCACCTTCTGCACCAGGCCTTCGATCAGCCCGCGCAGCCGCGCCCGCCGCAGTTGAAAGAATGCCATCGTCAGCCCCCCGAGGCCTTGTCGCGCGGCCCGCGCGGGTGGTTGCTGGTGTTGCCCTTATTTCCCCAGTTCTTGCGCTTGGGGCGGCTCTTGAGCGGCACCGTGTCATAGGCCTCAATCGGGCGCACCGTCACCTCGGTTACGTCACCATCCTGGCGGCTGCAGGTTTGCTTCACCCCGGTGATCAGCCACTCCGCCCCGTCCAGCCCGGCAATGTCGTCATAGATCGGCACGCGCTGATTCAGCGGCCAGGCCTCGCCCTCGAAGGTCCAGCCCTCCACCAGGTAGCGAAAGCCGTAGGCATGCCCGCGCCGCACCCGCACCGTGTGGTCCACCAGCGCCTGCAGCTCGGCCCGGGTGGTGTTGCCGTCGGCGTTGATCACCAGCGGCAGGTAGCGGTTGATTTCGTCATCCTTGGCGCTGGCCTTCAGACCCCGCGCGCTCTCGAAATCGTCCACGCAGTTCGATTGACCATAAGCGATGTATTCGCTGTGCCGCTGTTCGTCCGTGCCGATGCCGTCCATCGCAATCACGTTCTGCCCGCGCACGATGGCCCCTTTGAACTTCAGCTTGCCCGCCTTGGTCAGCAGCAGCCGGCCGCCGCCGTCCGGCGCCACCAGCACCCCGCGCAGCCGCGCCGCACGCGAAAGCGCCGAAAGCACCGTTTCCCCGTGGTACAGCTTCATGTCCTGAATCGGCGCCCCGATGTCCGCGTCCACCTTCACCTCGATGCCATACGGCGCCACCAGGTCGCGGGCGATGCGCTCCAGCGTGGCCCCACGCCACTGCCCGCCCTTGTGCACGGCCGAGGTGCGTACCAGGTCGCCCGTGCGGTCGCGCCCCAGGATGCGCATGCCGCAGTCATTGCGCCGGTAAAACGGCTCGGCCGCCAGCACATAACCCGTGATCACGCGGGTCTCGCCAATGTAGATTTCAATCTCGTCCTGCCGCTTGATGGCTGGCGGCGCGCCCGGCGTCAGGCTCACCGGAATGTTGAAGGTGCCGCAGATCGCCTCCAGGTCACGGTCCACCTCGCTCTGCAGCCAGCCCGCATAACCCACGCCATTCACCCTTACGGTGATCGCCGCCGCGTCGGTCTCCGCGCGTTCGTAGCGTTCGCCCTGTGTTGCCATGCTCAATCGTGCCGCAGCACCCTCAAAGGCTTGCCAGGCGGCACCAGCAGCGGGTGGCGGATGTGCGGGTTCAGCGCCATGATCTCGTCCGCATAACTGGCCGTGCCGTAAAGCAGGTAGCTCACGTACCACACCGGTTGCCAGGCCTGGGGCGTGTGGCTGGTCAGGCGCACCAGGTCGCGGGTGCGGGCCTGCATGTCCTTCAGTGCGGCCGTGTGCAGGGCCATCGTGGCGTCGTGCCAGCCGGTGGCCGGCAGCGCTGCTGGCGCGGCCTGGGTGGAAGCATTGGTCAGCAGCCGCATGCACTGGGCATGCACCGCGCTGCGCATCGCCATGGCGTCGTCGTAGCTGGTCAGCTCCAGCCGGGCCGTGGCGCGCACATAGGCGGCCGTCGCCAGGGTTTCGATAAGCTGGTCGCTCGCCGCGTTCAGTTGCGCCAGGCGTGCCCGCGCCGTGCCGTCCGTGCCCAGCACCGAAGCATCGCCGCTGCCAAACATCACCAGGCCCGCGCCCACGTCCGGCATCACCGACACGTCAAAGTCGTTTTTCTTGACCTTCACACCCATGTCAAACAGCGGCAGATACGCGGCCTGAAAGCGTGCCGCCTGCACATTGGTCAACTCGGTGGGCAGGTCAAACAGCAATGCAATGTCCTGGGCCAGCGCGCCAGGCAAAGACAGCAGGTTGTCGAAGCCAGTCTTCAGGGTCTGGTAGCCGGCGATCATGCCGCTGGCGTATTCCGCAACCGGCCCCAGCGCAGCAATCGCGCCGCCCACCTGGCCCCACACCGCGCTCACGCTGTCCAACAGCCGCGAGCTGGCCCGGTCGGCCACCCAGCCCGGCGCGTCGGCCAGGTCGAAGCTCGCCGCAAACTGGTCGGTCGCCGCCGTGCTGGCCGTGGTCGCCGCCGTCTCGGCCTGGCTCTCGGTGTTCTCCACGCCGGCCGGGTAGCGCCGGCTCTCCGCGCGAACGAAGGTCAGGTCGAAACGCGCGATGCCGCCCTCTTCGGTCGGGTTCTCCTTGATGCCGTAGCGCCCAGCCATATACACCCAGATCGACCCCGCCGTGGGGTGGATCAGCAGCCCCTCGCCAGACAACACATCGCGCAAGGCCTCGCGCTGGTCGATGTAGTCCTCGCCGATCACGTAGGCACTGAACTTTATTTCCTCCGCCCCCTCGCCCATGCGGAACACGGTCGGCAAGTCCTGAAACGGGTACTCCCGAACCACCACCGTGTCGCCCGCCTGGTGGTTGATGTCATGCACCTGAAAAGGCACGCCCCGGAACGATGCCGGCAGCAGTTGGTCGATCCAGCTCATCGTCCGAAACCTCCAGGGTTCGTGCCGCCCGCGTCGATGCGCACCAGAGAGGGCTGCTGCGTCACAAAAGCCACTGCACTCACACGCTCGTCACTCACCCGCACGTCGAGCGAAATCCGGCCTTCGCCCACCTTCACCTCGGTCTGCTGCCCCGGCTTGATTTCGGCCGGGCTCGCACCTGGTGCGGTCAACGTCAGAAAGTCGAGGCCGGGCACATTCAGCCCGCCCAGGAACGATGCCCCCTGCGGTGCGCCCGCCATCGCCCGGTCCAGCCGGCGCGGGTCATCGAAGCCATTGCCCCGAAACCCTGCCTTGCGCCGGTCCATCGCGCGCAGCCGCTCGATGTCGTCATCGTCCGGCCCGGTCAGCATCTCCAGCAGCATCAGCGGATTGAGCCCGCCCAGGCCACGGGCAAACATGCCCAGCCGTGAGGCGCCGGAGGCAGCGGCATTGGCCGTCGCTACACCCCCCGATGACGCGGCCTCTACCGCGCCCCCGGCACCCGTTGCGGCGGCCCCGCCGCCCATGAAGCGTTGCAAAAGCCCCAGGCCCAGCCGGCCCGAAAGGTAAGTCCCTGCGGCGCCTGCGCCCACCAGGCCCACACTGCCAGCCGTCGGGTTCCGCTCGAAGAAGCCCTGCAGCGGCCCGCTGATGCCGTCGGCCAGGCGGTCCATGATCGGCTTCGACTTTTCGCCGAGCTGCCCCGCGATCTGCGCCCGCACGTTCTCAATCGTGCCGCCCAGCGCCTCCAGCTTGGCGGCAAAGGTGGTCATCTTCAGCTCGATGCGTTCATCCAGGTTGGCCTGAGCGTCCATCTTCTTCAGGCTGTCCTGGTAGGCCTCCATGCCCTTCATCGCCAGAATCTGCGCCGGCCGGCCGGCTTCCACGCCAAACATCTTGTTCAGCACCTTCATCTGTTCGATGTCTTTCAGCCCGCGCAGCTTCGCCAGTTGCGTCATCATGTTTTCGATGCCGCCAAACTGGCCCTTGTCGTTGTAGAACTGCATGTCGATGCCGTGCTCGCCCAGCATCTCGCGCACCTCGGCCGCTTCCTTGCCCTTGCGGTTCATCCGCCAGTCGATCTGCGACGTGCGGTTCAGCATCTGGCTGAAGTTCGTGCCAAACGAAGAATTCTCCAGGCCCACCTGGGCGGCAATGCCTTGCACCGCCAGCAGCTTCTTGGCGTTGTCGATGCCCGTCAGCTTCATCGTGTTGTAGGTGGGCGCGGCGTACTTCGCCACCTCCAGAAAGTCCTGCGGCGCAATGCCGAAGGCAAACCGCCCGCGCTGCATCAGGTCGGCCATCTGTGGCAGCTCTTCGTCCTTCAGCCCGTAGGCTTCGCGCACCTTGGCGATGGTGGTGCCGCTCTCGTACTGGTTTTGCCCCATCAGCGCGCCAAAGTAGGCCGAAGCGCGTAGCCCGCCGTTGGCGATCACGCTGGTCGGCACGCCCTGTTCGATCAGCGCCCGCGCCCCCATCATGAAATCCTTGGTGCCACCAGGCAGCTTTTCACCCAGCTTCTTCGCTTCGGCCGCGATGGCGTCGAAGTCCTTCGACACCTTGCCCGTCGAGTCCAGCATCGCCACCCGCAGGTCGGTGGTGGCCGATTCCAGGTTGCTGTAGTCGTTCACGAAGGGCGCCACCACCCGCTTGCCGCCGTAGTACCCACCCGCCACGGCCGCAGCCGCCTCGGGCGCGCGCTCCAGGCCCCGGGCAAGCGTCTCGCGCAGGCGCCGGGCGCGGTCGATGGCCTGGTCGATGGACTGCGTCAGCGCCCGCATGTAGCCCACCTGGCGCTCGGTGCTGGTGTTGCTGCCCACGCGGCTGATCGCGCGGTCCAGGTTGTCGAACTTGCTGGTCGCCCCGGTGATCGCCGACACCAGCACCGCCGTGTTCTGAGTCGACTTGGTAATGCTCCCGCTCCAGTCGTTGAACTTGCTGGTGGTGCCGGTGACAGCGCGCTGCATCAGTGTCTGCGTCTGCTGTACCACCTGCGCGTCGGCCTTGGCCCGCGCCGAGACGTTGCTCACCAGGTCGATGAAATACCGCAGCTTCAGTTCGCGCATGGTCGGGCTACTTTTTCGTCAGCTCAGCGGCCATGAACCGCATCCGCGCCAGCGGCAGGTTGTCCAGTGAAGTCGGCGAGCACTGCAGGGCCAGACTCAGCCGCAGGAGCGTCTGCTCGTGCAGGCGCAGCCTGGCCCACGGGCTGTGGGGTTTGCATGGCGTCGGCCATCGCACCACCGGCCATCAGCTTGTCGAAGTCTTCCAGGCTGATGTTGCCGTAGCGCACCTCCGCCACCAGGGTGATCAACACCACCCGCTGCTCGATCAGGCCGAAGTCATGCGTGCTCAGCTTGCCCACCGTCCCCAGGTCGATCACCGCCGAAGGGATCACGCTGCCATCGCAGTGAAAAGATTCGATGTGCTGCGCCGTCATGGCAAATCGAAAGTCCGAATCGCTCACCATCAGCTTCGGCACGCCGCCCACCAGCATCACCCGCTCGGCCTGCTTGATCGCGGCGCGCTCGTGGGCCACGCCGGTCTCACGCAGCCGCACCGTCTTGTAGCGGATGGTTGCCCCGCCCTGCGTCACGGGCAGGCCATCGACCAGGGTCAGGGAGAAGATGTCGTCAATGCCGGCCAGCGGCACAGAAGCGGGGGGGCGGTTGTGTTCCATGCAGCCAGTGTCCGCGCGGGGCCTGGCCGGGTCATGGTGAAACACTTCACCAAAAACAAAGGGGGCCGGTCAACACCGGCCCCCTTTTTTCACAGCGCGGGCCAAGGCCCTTCAAGAGTTCAGTTCAGATCCATTGAATCTGCGACAGCACGTTGAGCACCACCGCCACCGAGCCTTCGCCCAGGTTGCCCATCGACCCGAAGCCGCAGCGCGGCATCAGTGCGCGCTTGCCGGTCACCATGTCGCGGCACACCACCTGCGCGTCCCGCAAGGTGGCGAAGTCCGTCACCTGCTCATTGGCGCCGAACTGCAGCTTGAAGGTCACCGTGCACGGCACGCGCTTGCGCGTCTCGAAGTCGTCGCCGCCCGAGGTCGTCACCACGCCGTTCTCCCAGCGGGCCGCCCCCGCAATGGAAGCCGAGCCATCTTCGAAGGCCTGCGGCGCGCCGTTGATCACCAGCTCGTCGATGCGGAATTGCGTCTTTTCACCAGCCATGTTTCTCTCCTGAAGTTGGGTTAGTTGGTTCAGCCGCGGTTAAACCGTGCCGCCCACGTATTCGCTGGTGATCTCGGTCTGGTAGTGCTGCACCACCAGCACCGGCTCGTC